TTCGCTAGCACGTGGATGTTCTCGTTGGGAAGTGGGAGCTGGAGGTTGTGCCCTCGCGCGCAATATCCCTTACTGCCGTGTGGGCGCTTCTCGGCGCGAACCGGCTCCAGCCGGGGATCTATGCCTTTCCGGCGGGCTCGGCTACAGGCTAGGCAGACACGGGACTTCCGCCCTCCATCCTTCTGGAAGGTGTAGGTGTTGGCCGGAGTGAAGGGATGGCCGTGGCCGCACCGGTCGGCTAGTTGGCTCGGGATGAAGATCTTGAAGTGCTCAGCCTTAACGCATCCGCTCCGGCCGCAGGTCTTGGTGAGCTTGAAGTCATCCGGCAATGTGTCCAGCCCGTGGTCCAGCATGTAGATGATCCGGTGTACCCGGTATCCCTTGCCGAGGTAGTGGATCCTGGCATTTCCCCGTATGTCAACCGATCCTGTCCAGACCAGGCACTGGCCGGCCGGTAGCGTCCGATGGGTGAGCCACGCTCTCACGGCGTAGGCCAGCTGGTCGCTCATCTGCACACGGGGAGGCTAAAGGCCAAGTCTCAGCCTTGTCAACGGGAGAAGGAAGACCAGAGCGGACGTAACCGGTACGATCAGAGCATGCCTGACCGGACACCCCTACACCAGATCACTTACCCGCTCGGGAGAGACCGCGCGGACATCCGCACGCTGGAGACCATGGCGGAGGACGTAGACCGTGAGCTGGGAGAGCTGCACGGCCTCAATGATGCTGAGCAGGGAAAGCTGATAATCCCGGAAACAGGGAGCTGGGTTCCCACCTTCGCTGGCGGCTGGGTGATAGGCAGTGCCACGGTCAATGCAGAATACTATGCGCTTGCTGGCCTGGTGTTCTGCCGAATGCTTATCACAGGAGCCTCAAACACAAACTGGGGGACGGGATTTTCGACCTTCACTGTGCCCTTTCCAGCGTACTCAGTTAGAGCAGCTCTCATGCGATTTTCTTCAGCAGGCGCTAGGTATGTGTTGGGCATATCTTTCGCTGCTGGATCCCCCACAGTGACTGTATTCTCTGGTGGCACTGGAGGCGGTTCGGGCGCAGGTGTAGGGCAATATCCAGTATCACAAGGAACAGGATCCGCTGCATGGGCAGGGGGAAACCTTATGTATGGCTCTTTCTACTATAGGAGAGTCTGATGGCTGGTCAAACTCCTGACTACGGTATCCGGTTTCCAGAGATGCTGGACCCCGCTAACATCAATGCCGTTCAACATATTGCTGAAGACTCAGAATCTCAGCTTGGGGCTTTACTTGATGAGATAGTTGCGGAATCGGCAGGTAAGGCGAACTGGGCCGTTGTTTCTTGGGCTCCCACAGTCACTGGCATGACGCTGGGAAATGGCTCCATTACTGGAAGTGCGATGAGGATTGGCCAGCTCGTGTGGGCCGATTTCGAGATTCTTCCCCATCCCACTGATCCCCCTACTACAGCCTGGACAGCCAACACATTCCCCGTTATCACATTGCCGCCTAGCTTGCCGGTAACTCAGACCATAAGTCCCGGGGGCCATAACTTAGCCTCAGCCAGGAGAGCTATCGCCTCTCCTAACGTAGTGAATATGGCCATAGAGTTTGCCCCCTCCAATAACACTCTGGCCCTAGTTGCTATTGAAGGGCCTATGCGTTTCTACAACTACCCAGCCACGATATTAGGCGGGACAGCTGTGTGGGGTAACTCTGACTATGTCAGATGCGGGTTGATGTATCTAACCTCCGCGATTGTGAGCTAGTGATGCCAGACTCAACTCCGAGATTTGATATCCCGTACCCTGTGTCTACTGATCCTGCGTATATGTTCCCGATCATCCAAGAGACAGCGCAGAGCATAGACGATATCCTTACTAGTATTGCTTCAACCCTTGAAACTTCTACCAGCGGTAAGGCTGAGTGGCGTCCTCTTGGATGGAGTCCATCCATTACTGGTGTAGTTGTTGGAAACGGGGTACAGAGTTTCTATGCCTTTAACTTGGCTGATATGGTTGTATGCAGTTACTCATTAACTGCTGCTGCTTCTGGCCCAACTACGGCCTTCGCCGGTGCAGTCCCTATCACACTAAGCCTGCCTGTGCAGTCGGCTGGCCCGTCTGCTGCGCTATGTATCTTCTCTGTGCCGCAGCTTTCTCCTCCTAAGCTCATGGGGACTGTCACTGTTGAAAAGAACGCTGCATCTGCCCGCATAAATGGAATGTCTGTGCAGGGATCTATCAACTATCAAGGTAATCCCAGTGACGCAGTAGGTCTTGGGAATACTGCTGCTTGGGCAGCTGGACAATCGCTTAGCGCAGGCTTCGTTTACCGAATTCTTCCCGGTGCTGTAGCTCTCCCCGTCTGGAATGACGTTATAGCGGGAGCGCCGGCCCGACCAGGAGATCCCTCTCCCGTCGACTGGACCTGGGTAATAGCTAACTTCACCGACTGGTTGAACACTATATCTGGCACCAGGAAGCCGTGAGGGAGTGAGTTATGGGAACTACGCCTAAATATCATTTTCCATATCCTGAAGCTACAGACCCCCCAAATGGGCCAGCTCAGATGCAGGCTCTGGCGATGGCCGTCGAGGGTGTCATCGGGGCTTCATTCCCGGTGGGTGGAATCATCATGTGGTCCGGTCTGCTCTCTACTATCCCGTCAGGATGGGCACTGTGCGACGGAGCTAACGGGACTCCTGACCTTCGAGGCAGATTCATCGTAGGAGCTTCAGCCGACAGCGGAGCAACAAACACTGGTGCTGCCTACAACAAGGGAGCTACTGGCGGAGCTGAGGCATTCACTCTTAACAGCACGCATCTGCCGTCCCACACGCACACCGCAGTAGCATCTGGACTTCACAACCACGATGGATGGTCTCGCTCTACCTATACATCGAATACAGGATCTATGCAGCAAGCTCTGGCTAACTCTAATGCTGCTGCGGTAACAGTCTCTACCTTGGCTACGGCCAACGATGGCTCTCATACGCACACGATTAACGCCACTCCAGCTCCAACAGCCGGTGTCCCCACTCGCCCGCCATTCTTCGCGCTCGCCTATATCATGAAACTTACTGCATAGAGGGAGGGGCCATGCCTCGCTGCGTTGAGTGCGAAGAGGAAGACGGAACGGGAACTCCGGCCACGTTCGAGAGTCCCACGTCTCCCACCTCTCGCTGCATCGGGTGTGGGGAGGCTTCCGAGTTTTGCGGATGCACGCTGGTTGCCGGGGAGAACATAGAGATCACCGGTACTGGCGTGTCAACCGACCCGTTCGTGATCGGTGCTCCGGGAGCTGTGGGGGAGCCTGGCCCTGCCGGTCCACCTGGCCCCCAAGGGCCAGCCGGAGCAGATTCCACGGTGCCTGGGCCAACCGGTCCGGCTGGTGCAGACGGAGCACCCGGACCAGCTGGCCCTCCGGGCGCAGACTCAACGGTGCCTGGACCGGCCGGTCCGGAGGGTCCAGCTGGCCCACCCGGGCCGGCTGGAGAAGATCTAACCCCGATCCTTGATGGTTCAGGGCCGCCGGATCCAACAGTGGGCGAAGATGGTAACTACTACCTGGACACGGATGCTGGTGTTCTCTACGGCCCCAAGGGCCTGCCTATAGAGAGTGGTCTGGAGTCATCCGGTACGGATGGACGGCCGTCCGGAGCCACTCTTAACGACATCCTTGGTATGGCATTGCGCTTTGAGGCGGCGGGCAACATCACGGGGTTGCGCTTCTACCGTGATCAGGCAGCTACAGCCACGACCCGCCGGCTCCAGCTCTGGAACATGAGTGGCGCGGCGCTGGTCCGGGATGTGTCAACCAGCGAGCAGCCGGGGGTGGGAGGCTGGATTACAGTCCCGATTGTCCCCGTAGCTGTCAACCCGGGGGACCAGTACGTAGCCGTTTTTCAGGTCACCGGCAGCACGCACAGTTGGTACGACGACCAAACTCCACCATCTGATTTCCCGGCGGATATCACGGTCCTGGGAGATCGCTACGGCCAGATTGGTAGCTACCCCGGTGGCGGTGGCACTGCTAACCGTTACGGGGACGTGGTCTTCGAGCCGTTAGGTGCCGATCCCTGGCCAGTGGCACTGGCTGGCGGAGAGCCTGGCCCGGCCGGGCCGGTCGGACCTGCCGGCGCAGATGGGGCACCTGGAGCGCAAGGTCCGGCCGGCGCAGATTCCACTGTGCCTGGCCCTGCTGGCCCGGCTGGCCCACAGGGTCCAATAGGACCAGAAGGCGCGCCCGCCAATATAGATGTTTACGAGCAGACCACAGAGCCGCTGGATGCTGTCGAGGGCGACTTCTGGCACAACCCATCTACCCCCGTCTACGCCGGGCTGATCTTCGCTAATGCAGCTGCGCGGAATGCTGCCATTCCCACGCCTACTCCGGGCATGGTGGTCTACATGCTCGACTCAAAGATGCAGTGGGTCTACACAGTACAAACGTCTTTCGGCGGCTGGTCCGGCTGGGCTCCACTGCCAGGCACGAACGTTTACTCGGCTCGGCAGAACGCAGCACAAACAGTCCCTAACGCTGCCTACACACCCATGGAATTCGATGTCCTAATTGATAGGCTTACAGGTACCACCGGCGCGAAGAAAGTCTCTTACACACCTACCGTTCCGGGCTGGTATTCCGTTAGGGCAACGTCAGCGTGGGTAGCCAACGCGA